TAAATCTTTTATTTCCACTAATAGCGTGCATTTTTACTGATTCGTTTATTTTACCACTTGGTCTATTTATTTTTTTATGATGAGTTACACCACCCTTCCCTACTGCTCCACCTCTCAACTTTGAATCTTTAGCTAATATGTAACTTCCTCCAATGTTTGGATCTTCATGTCCACCACCATATCCTGCCTTTTTCTTTTTCAATTTCTTTTTAGAAAAAGCATGTGGAGTCATATACTGCCCCCCTGCACTAGCAGTGGTTGTAATTTCTTCTAATTCTTGTTTAACTAATTCTTTAATAATTTCTATTAATTTACTATTTTTATCCATTTTTTTTCTCAGATATAGTAGTTAATTCTTTTATCATTTCATAATAACGCATTAAAGACACTACTTGATTATCTCTTACAATTCTACCTTTAGTTAAATTATCCAATTGTTTAACAGCTTCAGTTATTTTAATTTTAGTAATTTTATTATCTATTTTAGGTAAAAATTTAGAAATAATCTTTTTAATTTTTACTACTTCTTCATTAATAAATTCTTTTAATGAATTTGTATTAGAAATATTACTAATATATTTTCTTAATAAATTTTTCTGAGGTGCATTCAATGTACTATATTTAGAATTAAACCTATCAACCATAATTTGATAAGAAAGTAATCTTAAATCCTTTTCTGATTTTTCAAATTCTTTTATAACTTTATTCTCCTTCTGCTTTGGTGTAACTTTCTTACTAGTTATATTCTCCAAGATTGTAAACCTACTTTCTACAGATTCCTTTGGATCAAAAATAGAAAAAGAACTTTCTACCAAAAATAACTTATAAATTGATGCAAACATTCTATAATTAGGAATTCTGGCATTAAAAAAATCTTCTATTTTATAATTTTCTTTAATTGACTTTACAAGATTATACTTTTCTCTACGTAAATCAGAATTTTTTATTTTCTGACGAGTTGAAACAACAGCATCTATAAGTCTATGAGCTTTATCAGTAGATGAATATTTTTCTGTCTGTAAAACCTGATATAATCGTAGTTCTTTTCCTAGAGATGTATTTTTACCAAAATACTCTTTAATTAATTTAACTGTTTTTGTTTGATCTACTCCATCAATTACATCAACAGTCAATTGTCGTGTCAATAATTCAAACAATATCCCTGTATTTTTTATTTTAGAGTGTTTCACTTTTTGACTCATTTGCTTACTCCATTCTTTTAACTATAATTTGTCAACAATAAATATAAAAACTTCTAATAATTAATCATTTGAATCGTTACTTAACGATGATGATATTTCATTTTTATATTCTTCTTCTACATCAGATGTTTCTAATAAGATTCTTTTCTCACCTTTTCCAATAGTACCCATACTTTTCAATAAAGAATCATAATGTGCTAATGCAATCCCATATTTTGGATTTCCACTACCACCTTTCCTCTTATCATGAGCTCCAAGTGGATCACGACCTCTTATACTACTATCTTTACCATATTTAGGTCCTTCCTTTGGACGGCCACTTCCTGGCCAACCATCTTCTGGTATTTCAATCTCCAATTCTTTTCCTGATCTACCCATTGGTGAATCTCCTTCTCCCCCAGACATCATCGCACCTTGTGTTCCTACCGCCTCTTTACTATGAACTGGATCATTTCCTTCAGACTCTAATTGTTCCCACCTAAACTTACGTTTTTGATCTTTAATAATACCAAGTCTTATTTCCTTCTTATCTTCCTCTGTAAATTTAAAAATATTAGTATAAACCCATTCTGTATCTACTATTTTATCATTAATCATACTTGAAGCAAGACTTTGTTTACTGTTCCACAACTCAACTTTTTCTTCTTCATATATTGTAGATGGATTTGTAAGTGTTAAATCAAAATTTACAAGGTCTGCATCAGTATATCCTTGTGCGTATAAATGAACAATCGCAATCTTTGTTAATTCACTAACTGTAATTCTCTGTATTCTTTCAATAGTTCTAGCAAACCTAACATCTTCTGCCGCTAAAGTTGCTTTACTACCAACATTTTCTTCATATCCAAGAAACGCCTTAGGAACTCTTAACGCCGCCATTAACTTATTTCTCAAATAGTCAATATCATCTACCGCTTCATAAGTAAGACCAGCCATATTATCAATTGAAGTTCCACTATCACCACCACGAACTGGTAAGAAAAAATCCTCTGTAAGATTTTGAATGTTATATCGTAAATTGTAATCACCAGTATTCTGGTCAATTACTGGAGCCTTTTTCATTTTAGTAACAATTTTTTGCATATAATTATCAACTTCCGCTGGTGGAATATTTCCAATATCAATTTTAAAAATTCTTTTTTCTGGAGCTCTCATGATGCGATGTATTAACATAGCATCTTCCATAAGTGACAATTGTTTCCAAACTTTACGAGCCCCTTCAACCATACTCTTTCCATAAGGAAGAAAATTACTATCATTTAACAATCTAAAATGTGCTATTTCATAATTTTCAAAATTAGTTTTTCCAACACTACTTAAAGTATGTCTTGTATCACTTCCTTCTACTTCAAATTGAACCAAATAAGGATTTTCTTGATCCTCACCTTCAATACGAGAAACATCATATGCTGAAAGTGGAACTACATTTGTAATACCATATTTTTCTGATATATCTAAATTTAGGTAAAAATCCCCATATTTACACATATTACGAACCCAAGGCCATAAATTAAATTCTATGTTTAATATATCATAAAAAAGATTATGAAGAATATCATGTATATTATCATTATCTGAACGAATATCTAGTACTTTACCATATTCAGATTTCATTGTGGATTCATCTGCATAAATGTCAAGAGCTGACGAAATAATTGGATCTGCATCCATAGTCTCATAATCTCTAAATAAAGCCAATCGTTGTGCTGCATGAAACAACTGTTCTGCTTTGCCAGTACCTCCAGCCATATTAGAATATAATTTAGTGAATCTATCTGCAAGACCTCGTTTCACTGCTGATTGAACCTGATCTGTATCAGCAATTTTTAATTTTCTTCCACCAGCATGTCGTACAATGACATTTGTAGAAAATAGTCTTTTTAATCTAGTTCTTAATGTTGTATCTGCCATAATTTACCTCTTTATTTTATTAACCATTCCAAGCTTTCTTTTTCATAACCAGTATCCCACTCCCAGCCATCAGCTTTACCATCATCTGAAGCGTAAACTGGTTCATGTTGTAAAAGCTTACCTAAAACCTTTTTTTGTAATTCTATTCCTTCGTTTTTTAATCTTAATGCTGTATCTCTAACCCATAATCCTATTGCAAAACTCATAACAAGATCGTCATTATATCCACTCATAGCTTCTGCTCTCTGATTTTTCCATATAAACACAAAAAGTTCATCAATTAACCTACTTGAATGTACAATAATTTCATTTTCTCTAAAATATTCTTCAAGTTTTGCTACTATCATTGGGCGTGTTTTTATTGTTGTACTAAACCCAGGAACCATATTCCTTTCAAGATTTCTATATTTATTTGATATTTGATGCTGTACATCAACATAATGTAAATCTTTACTTGTATAAAATAGGTTATCATACTCTCTATCTATAATTTGTTGTAATGCTGCCCACCCAATATTATTATTTTCAACTATAAGTAATGCATTATTATACTCAAGTGCAGTATTTAAACACAAATTACCAAAATCTTTGGTAGACATTTTACCCTTATATTCTGCTACCTGTTCAACCCTATCAATATCCATAACATGAAATGCTGAAAAATCGCTTCCATCCCCACGAGAAACATCAGCAGATATAAGATAATTACGAGTATAATTTGGAGGCTCCCATATCCATAAATTACCATCAACACCACGATGTTCTATTGGTTCTCTAACATGAATTTCCTTACACTTCTCAAGAACTTTACCATCAACCACCATATGACCAGATGTTATAAAATCACAATCACATTCTTGAGCTGCCATAGTTGGTCCAAGATTTTTATCTTGTTCATCTCTCCATTCTT